TCCTTACGGTGGTCCTAAAGAAGTTAAAGAGTTCGCCGGCTTCTGAAAGCACCACAGAGTCCTCGTAGATGAATCCTAGGCGGTTCTTAAAGAAGACAAAGTTGTTGATCTTCTTGCCGACAAAGGATGGAAATGGGTTGGTCTCATCGTCCCCAGCCTTACGCTTGGCCCACCCAGTTTTGTTAACTGTAAAGGTGTTTAGGTCTGTGTTAACAAGCTGAAGGGGAAGGGTGTCGGGGTCGAGAGCGATGTCTAGGTTTGGTCCTACGTCTTCTACCCAGCCGCCTTCACCAAAGGATTGACCGTCGTTAGTCTCAAAGCGGAGATAGTAGTCGTCCTCGTTAGCGTCAGCAGCGCCACGCACGGCAACCCGGAAACCATCAGGTCCACGCACAGGGAGATCCGAAAGGGCATCGACTTCCTTGTGGACAAGCCCTAGGCCGGAACCAGCAAGACCATCGAATGCTTCAAGGAAGAAGTCTTGGTCGTCGTTGCGGTTGATGAGGATAGCGCCGTCTTTGTCCTTTGAGGTGTAAGCGGAGGTTACTGCTGAATTAACTTTTAAATCATCCGCAGTATCGTGTACGTAGGCATCTATAGCAGTAGTTGCATTTTGAAGTGCTAACACAAGACCCTTTGCAATCCGACTTGTGTCTGCTCCTTGTTCTTTAGTCTGTGCGGCGGACTTGTATGTCGTAACAAATACTTCATCATAAGCAGGGGAAGCTTCAACCGTGGTGTCAAAGGTTTGTTGTCCTTTGTATGTTACAGTGCGACCGGGATGGAGGAGTTGAATATTAGTAACAACACCAGAGGAGGCTACGGTTATGTTAAACTCAGGACGAACGTCCCAATCAACACCTGTAGGAAACTCTAAGGTAGGCTCATCATCCTCTTCGTATCCGGTGCCACCGCTGATTATTGAAACTGATTCAATCTCGTAGTAGTAAGAGTCAAACTGGTTACCGATCTGGCTTTCTTTCCAGACGACAGCAAAACGCGCCCCCCCTCCACTAAAGGTTCCTTTGTCTCTGAACTTAAGACCATACTTCTTACCGAAGTCGCCTTGTTTAACAAACACTAAGGCACGGGACGAATCAAGCTCCTCGGACTTCTCGGTTGTCTTACCGACAGTAACATCAGTGTTAAGAAGAAACGTGCTGTCACCTATGGTAATAGCTTTGAGTTGTTCGTGGGACTTGTTAGCTGTTGCTAATTTAAGATACTCACTACTGACTTGGTAACCGCCGGTGTCGCCTTCAACAGATGCCTCGTCTCCGGTCTCTAGGTTAAACACCCTGATAACACCTGAGCCGTCACCTGTGGTCCGATGCTCAATAGTAACAACATACCTTTCAGTCTCACTCCGGTTGATGAAGTGCAGGAAGTCACCCTCAAGAGCTACAGCCCCTAGGTTGTCTATGAGACGTGCCGGGGGACGCTTAGTGAGTCCTTTGGTGACTGTGGAAAGACCGTTGATCTGCTCCTCACATTGACCAGCTAGGCGCACCTGAGGTGACTGTTGGCTGACCCCTTGGATGAGGTTGGGAACGGTAGTTGTTATGTTGGCCATCGTTTAAGCAAGGTCAGTGCGGCGATTGATGCCGATGCGTGTAGCAGTGTCGTAGTTGTCGAAGATGGTTCGATCAGAGTTGTTACCTTCAGCTTCTTCCATAGCTGCCTTGGCGCGAATCTCATCACGGTAAATAAGTGCCTCAATCTCACGGGAGCCAACAAGTCTGTTAGCAAACATCCGGGATGCCTTGAGGGCGATGTAACGTCGAGCCTGTTCTGGTAGCTCTTCGTATTCAAGTAAAAATGTTATGTTAACCTTAAGCTCATCTACAGTGAATGTGTCAGTGTAGTTCTTACGGTCGAACAATGCGGTGCCTCGTTGGACTACATCATAGGTGGTGTCAACTGTGTCCACTTGTAGGACGTTATCAGGTAACACAAACTTATTGGAGGCATTGGCTTCCAAGGTGTAGTCTTGGGCTGTGTTAAAGTGCCACCCGTCTTGTTGGACCTCACGTGACACTTCGTCAATAACACCTTTAGCAAGTGCAGCAGATGGCGGCAAAGCAGTAGTGTTAGCAATAGAGTTTACAGGTGCTTCGGTAACGTAACCGAGCATAGTGTTAACAGCGTCAAGTTTGGTGGTAAGGGTAGCCATAGTAAAATAAAGAAAGGAAAAGGCCGCACCCCAATCATTAAAGAAAGGAGTGCGACCGTTGGGGTTATTGGGTGTTGGTGAGGCTTACACTTGGATTTGGAAAGCAGCCTCGGGGCGAAGGACACCGTGGCCCATAGCATACTTAGCTACGAACAGGTTTCCTTGGAGTTCGACCTTGTAGTCGCTTTCGGTAGCAAGGTCAAGGAGCTTAACAGTTCCGATAGATGACGGGTGTCCACCAATAATATCGAGGTCGACGAGGTTTGCGTTATAACCGGTTCCGCTAGCACCAAAGACATCGTTGAGGGTGTTATCATCATCTTGGTCCAGAGACGCTTCGGCTTTCGCAACGTCCTTAAGGTGGTTGGATTTGTAGATCTTGATACCAGCCACCATTGGGATGCTACCAGTTGCTACGTCACCACGACCACCGAAGTCACGGTTGTTAGTGAGGATGTCGCTTGTTGAGATCAACTTATAGTAATCTTCCGGCTTAAGGATAGCAAAACGCTGTCCATCGTTAGGAATGTCGTTCTCATCGAGCTTCTGAGCAGCAGTGAACAATGACGATTCAATAGTTGCTCCGGTCAGTGTGCCACTTCCACGGTTAATTGTGATGCCGTCTTTCAATCCGATTTCGGACACTCCAGCAGCAGCAGCCGCAAGGGTCTTCATGGTTGCAAGGTCGAAACGCTTTGCAAGCGCCCGTCCTAGTTCCTGAGCGTAGATTGAGCGAACGTCATAGTGATTCTTAAGCTCGTCAATGTTTGCAATAAACGTCGAGGCTACAAGAACATCATCAATGTTGATGACTTTCTCAGCGTGCTTAATCTGACTTAGGTAACCAGAGGTTGAGTCAGCGATGTTTACTCCTGGAGTGTGGTATTTTGCCGTAGCGATACCAGTCACAGGGAACTGAGCAGACTTTCCGTTAGCGATAGTGCGAATCGTGTGAAGTCCTTTCATCACGTTTGCTTCTTCGAAGGTGGTCAGGATTTCTCCTGAGAACACCTTAAGGAACAATTCATTAACGTCTGATCCTGTGTTGTTAACAAGTCCCAAGCGGGACGGTAGGGTGTTAGCCATAATAGTTGGTTTTTCTAATTGTTGTTGTTAAGGTTGTCCTCATTCTGATGTGTCCATAACCGGGTTCGGAGTTATTGATTGTCCACCGCAGTGGGTCTCATCGTCGGCCTCGGGGGAGTCTATCTTTATGATGACGTTTGGTTTAAACACCACCAAGCTACTTATGCAGCTTGTAATAATGGTGAAAGTTGTTGTGTTATTCTCACAGCCTTGCCATGAGGTAACAGTAAGGTAGTTTTCGCCTATGTCCGTAAGTGAACCATAGACTGAGCATTCAAGGGGACCATCGGTGCTGTCTTGCACGTGGTCTAGGAAAGTCATTTCAATAACATCTCCTAACAGGAGGTTGTCGTTTACTTCCCTCAAGTCCCCTTTCCTTTCTTCTTCGACATGATCTTTAACCCCTTCCGCTTGGCGGCCTTCTTGGCTGCTTTCTTACCTTTGGGGGTATACGGATACGACTTATCTCCTACTTTGGGCATAATAGTGTTATTAGTGTTAGTGTTGGGGTTGGGGTCAGCATTTCCACCTTCTAAGAGCTAAAGCTTTTCGGGTGGGCCTGCCTTTGGAATCTTTCATCGGGCCTTTGACGCCTGACATCCGCGCACAAAAAGACCGCTTCCTCGGGCCTCCCTCTGGTTGCGGTTTCTTTAAGTTACTACCTGTCTTTCGGTTGTAATACTTGCGCCCTTTTTCTGTTAAGCCTCCTTTGTCTGACTTGTGTTCTTTGCGAAGGGACAATCCTTTTCGTTTAGCGGACATTGTTCTCTAAGTCGTTTATGTAATGTAACATCTCCCCCACCATCTGCTTCTGGTCCGTTGTCCATGGCTGCTCTTTGGCCTTCTCTAAAAAGTAAGGGAGCTTTGTCGGACGAAGAGTCGGAGTGCATCCACTCATCAATAACATCACGCATGTTGCTGTGACGCTCAACATATAGCTTCTCTTCATAGGCTTCCATAAGACCACGAAATGCCTCTGCTAACCGAGGAAACGATATTAGTAACTTGACTAGCAGAGACACAGACATGTGGTGCGTGTGTGGTAAGGGTTGTTATTTTTGTTTGGCGCGACCAATGTTAAGTGCAAGGAAATCGACAATCTTGTAAAGCTTCTTGACCAGCCCGTCATCGACAGGAGTAGGTGTAAGAGCAGCGATAGCGGAACACGCGGCAATGACCATAGAGATCGCTCCGAGTAGTTCAGTTCTGTTGTCGAGGATGTAAGTAATAATAGATGACATAATTAAAATGCGGTTGTGACGGAAAGCCTTTGTGAGACTTGCTCCCGGTATTTGTTATCGTAACCGTAGCGTGGGTCTTGCATAGCAATCGTCATCTCCTTAGAGGAGCTAAAGGGCAATGCCCCGGCTGTTCCCGAGGTGTCCCCTTGGACAAGAGAAACAGGTGTTCCACCGTCCGACTGAAAGCGAGCATAGAGACCACGGATCGCCATGGTTGCTGCGTTAACATCCCCTGACTCGACAGTGTTGTTATACACCTCTTGTTCTTGGTCTGTTAAAGATGTAGCTGCCCACTCGGACATAGCCTCGTAGTTCTCAGCGCCTCCAGCTTCTTGCATCAAGGTTTGTTGTTGTTGGTTAGCCACAGCTTCGTAGCCATTAACATACATATCAACCATCTCCTTAGGGATGCCGTTAGCCTCAAGACTCTTATAGGTCTCTTCGGATAACTCACCTTTCTCAAAGAACTCTTCGGATGCGCTGGTGACAGCACTGTTGGTTACCTCGGGTGTCTCCTGTGTGCTGGTGTTATTATCGTCGGTCTCGGATGGCTCGGCTTTGTTCTCATGGAACTGCTTTTCGAGGTTGCTGTAAGCGTCTGCTAAAGCCTCCGGGTTATCAAACTTCTCCGGTAACCACTCAGGGCGGTCTTGTGGAGTTGCTTCAGCCGCTTCGGGCTGTTGTTGTTCGTTGGACTGTTGTGCAGATTCTTGCATCTCAGCCTGTTGTTCAAGAGAGATATTCTCCTGTTCTGTGGGTTCGCTAAATGTAACGCTTTCCATATTTATTCTTGTGGTTCGACTGATGGCATATTACCGGCCATAGCTTGATCATTCAAGGCTTTAATACCGGCTGGTCCTAGCTTCTCAGTCATAGCTTGCATCTGTTGCATCTGTGCTTCTTGTTGCATCTGCTCGGCGCTCTTGATGAGTCCTTCGGTCTTGATACCGAGAGCAGTTGCACGACGCTTAAAGTAGTCTTCAACATTAACAAACTGGCCGATAGCTTCTGGTCCTACGACCTGAGCAGCACCGGCAAGGAATAAATCTAATTTAGAAAGATCGTTACCTCTACCAAGGGCCTCTACCCCGGTAACAATAACTGGCTTCACCAAGTCCTTAGGAAGCTTAGGTAACATCTTCTTCTTTTGCATGACTGACATGATGCGCTTCACCAATGGTAATTGCATCTCAGCAGCAAGGAGCGAGTAAAGACCACCTAGGGAAGCCTCAAGCTCTTGGGATAACATACGGATCTCCTCGGCTGTCACACGCTCGGCCTGTCGGACTACACCTGAGGTCAACAAGAAGGCAGCACCAAGGCGGTCCTTGATCGCTTCCATGGTAACCTGGGCTGTCCTAAAGTCATTGAACTTATCGAGTTGGAGAGTGTTAACATCAGCGGCGTTGCCTTGGACAATCGCACCGTTGGGGCTTTCAGCTAACGTCCGGGCTCTTGTGGTGCCATTAGGGTTAACAAGAAAGAGAACCTTAGCAGCAGCAGCCGATCCCTCGACAATAGCACGGGTCAACGCTTCAAGACTCTGGATGTCACCGAGGTATTCCTCAACGAACCCACGTCCGTAAGCTTCACCGTCAATCCTAGAAAGTCTTAAAGGAATGAACGGGTTGCGGTCCATTGTTACCTTACCACCAGCATACGGAATATCTACACCATTAACATCCTGAGTAATCTCCCAGTGTTTGGCTTTCCTTCTACAGGCGGTAAACAAGTCCACCTTAGCGTCACTTTCGGCAAGGTTCGGATCTTGTTGTTGAAGTCGTTGGCGTATCTCCTCCGAAAGAGTGCTGAATGCAACAGACTCCTTGGTGGCTACAGATAACAAATTACCCATAGGGTCACGCTGAGTAACAAAACGGTCGAGGTGAAACACTCGTAGTCCTCCTTCATCCGGTAGATATAACAATGCGTTACCGGTGATGATAAGGTGTTTGATAGCTTCGTGAATGGCAACCCGGTATGCACCTCGGGTAACCTCATCCATCACTAGCTCCTCAAGGGCTTGGAGAGATGCTTCGATCTCACTCATTAACTCAGGTGGAGTCTCGTCCTCGGCAAGCTTCTTTTCGTTGGCTTGGAATCTAAAGAAAGGTGAGTTAGGAGGCAACAACGCAAGCAACAGCTTAGAGGCAAGATTGTTAACACCACGGGAACCGACGCCACTGAAAGGTGTCTCTAGGCGACTGTGAGGACCGAAGCCCTCGTCTGGCATAACATAAGGAAGAGTCAGCTTTGAACAAACCCGAGCGCGGTCAAGGTAGGAATACCGTGCGCCTTCTAGGCTGGTATAGAGTTGCTGTGCTGTTTCGACTGCGTGCATGTGTTATTGTTGTTAAAGTAGTTCCTCAGTAGGTTGAGGTTTGATTGATAAAAATTCTAACTGAGTTAACTCTTGGACGCCCTCGGACCCCTCTAACATAGCGTCATCGTTGGATGTAAAGCGCCAGCAGTCGATGGCTATAAGTCGTCCAGAGCCGTCAGTAGCTTCAGCCAAGCTTTCAACAGGAGGAAGGCCGGTGAGCGTTGTTCGTTGCTTGTTAGGATAGCCCCTGTCAGAGTCTACGGCTGCAACAAGTCCCGTGTAGAGTTCGTCGGGTTGGACGACATAGTATCTGAAGCCAGTGTCAGCGCGTGACTGTT